ACAGGAGCGGCAACCGATTCGCACCATGTTCCATGCGTACTGATACTTAACGATCAAGGGGGGGCATTATGGACACGTCAACAAGCGTTGCCGGAACGCTCCGGGCGCAAACGCACGGACATCCGCCGGTAGTATTGACCCTTGAGAATCATCCGAATGACAGCCGGGTCAAGATCAAGGACGACGGCATCTGCCAAGCCCTGACGACAAGTATGGGTACAGGGGGGGCAACGTGCCGTTAGTGATGGTGAAAGAGAATGAGCAAGAAAGTTATAACACTCACGGAAAAGAGATTCTTTGAGTGGCATGAGGACGACAAGTCCGTAACTTTGCGCAATATGAGCGGGTCTTACGGGGGGGGCAGCGAGGTGTTCATCATCTACTCTACCAGAAAACCGTCGGATCGCTCTGCGCAACAGATTACAAATGGGTACAGCAACAACAGGTCGGAGACGGAAAGCTGATAGTGTATGTGGAAAGGCATAAACGGTGACATAGCCATGACGCTCGACAGCCATTACTATTTAGGATGCGGCAACAGGGGGGGCAGAGAGCGTGAAATCGTATATTGGGTGGCAGAAACGGATGATATGGAAGAAAAGACATTCAACCAGATAAGTCAGTCCGCCGTGTACGTTCAGGACGATAAAAGTGTGTCCCTGACAGTCTGCGGTGGATCGTATGGGGGGGGTAGTGAAGTGCTTGTCTTGCAAGAGCAGACACAAGTATATTGGAACAACGAGCAAGTCGCCCATTCCTTGACAGCAAACAATGCAGGGGGGCGCAAAGGATGCCCGACAAAGACAATTTCAACTGCGTAATAAGGAAGGAGAAAAGGATGGGTAACACAGAAGTGTACCAAGTGAGGCGTCTGACGCCACTCGAATGTGAGCGGTTACAGGGCTTCCCGGACGGATGGACAGACATTGGAGATTGGAAAGACAGCAAAGGCAAGATGCACGACGGAAGCGCCGATTCGCCGAGATACAAGGCGCTCGGCAATTCAATAGCTCTGCCGTTCTGGAAATGGATGGCAAAGCGGATGGTAGCACAGTACGACGAAGATGAACGCAAGGATCTCAAGCTCGCAAGCTTATTTGACGGCATAGGTGGTTTTCCTCTGTCCTTTGCCGAGGCAGGCGTTGAACCTGTATGGGCGAGCGAGATAGAAGAATTCCCAATTGCAGTAACGAAATTAAGATTTCCGGAAAAGGAGAAAATGGAACAATGACAAGAGACGATTTCAACGCACTAAAAGCCCGGTACGGACTGAACAAGCCGGGCAGTTACAAACTGTATTTCAAGAAAGGCGACAACGGCACAACAGCGATCCGCGTTGACGAGGAAAGTCTGTATCGTTCGGAAATAGACGATGACAGCAAGCTCATCACGGTCGCCCGGCAAGAGTATGCGAGCAAAGGGAACTGCTGGGCGCATACGGTATATATTTACTCGTTCAATGACGAGGACAATTTACTGAACATGCCTACCGAACATAAGCAGTCCGGCTGGGTCGGCTTTAACGGAACGGAATACACGCCTTGCCCGGCAGAGTTCGGTTTTGAGCATGGCTGCAAGGTCGAAAATTGGTACGACAGTTCGGATTGAGCAGAAAGGCGGACATATGACCTGCGAGATATGGCAAGGCACACGGCTTGTTGAGCAGAAAGAAGCCAAAACGAAAGCCGAGGGCATGAGATGGATAAAATCAAAAGTATGCACAGGAAGTCCGTCTATCCTGTACGGAATAATATTTGACGGCAGGGACATCGTCTGGACGGGAAAGAGAGTGAAAGGTGAATGGATAGAGGAGGAGGTAGAGGAATGAAATACCGCATTGAGATATGGCAAGATTATTGCGAGATAGACTCCTACGAAAGCGACTCTGCGGGAGAGTGCCGCGATTGGATTAAACGGCACGGATATGCCGATGAGTACGAAAAAATGAATTGCGCACTTATCATTTACGAAAACGGCAACAAATTAAAGACGAGAGCGGAAGATGAGTTCTTGTCTGCTATGACCAACTTTGAATGGCTCAAATCACTATCCGCAGAGGAATTGGCAAAGTGGTTTTACACGGAAGTGTGCCTAATGAAATGCCCTGCGCAGATTCCACCAGAATGGAAAGAAAGCAAATGCGGCGATTGCACACACATCCCAGAATGCGATGACGAGTGCACGCTGAAATGGCTATTGGAGGAGCGCAAGGAGGAAGGCAATGACAAACTATGATTGGATCAAATCATTACCGCCTGATAAATTGGCAGAACAGCTGCTTTATCGTTTCTGCAAAGACAGGGTCTGCCCGGATCATAAGAATTGCGAACTGTGCGCACTCGATTGGCTTAAGGAGGAGAATGAGCCAGAACAGGAAGATATATACGTGCTCGGTATAAATTGTATTTACAAACTTAAGGCGGGATGTTCTCCGGAAAAGTTAGTTAAAGAAATGAACGATAGCATAGAGTGGGGAAATGACCACTATTTTCATCTTGACAATTCAAAAATATATAACTATACAGTTATATCTGCTTTGGGCGGTGAAGAAGAAACCAAATTGATTGAAAAATGGCTTGACGAACACGGCTATACAAAGGCGGAGGTAGGCAATGGCGAACAGGAAAGAATTGGAGGTAAGACGGTACATGCTGTTCAAAAGAAATGAACTGAAACGTCCGTGCAAGTATGGCAGAAAGGCATTAAGGCAAATTCGAGGCCCGTATGTTTGCAGCGGATGTATGGGCTTCCCGGAACGTTGCGATAAGTGCCGTATATATGTGGCAAACAATCCGATTGGCTTTATGCAGATAACGCATGCGAAATGGATTGAGCGAGAAAGATATTTGCCTTTCAGTACGAAAGCAATTTGTTATTGCTCTGCATGCGGAGCGTACTGCTGGGTATATGATAATCCGGACAGGCGGTTCAAATATTGTCCGTTCTGCGGCGCAAAGATGGATATAGAAGAAAGCGATGCTGAACAGGAAGAAGGTGAGCAAACATGAAATACATAATAGTCAGCATATATGACTATGCCTGCAATTTTAGCGTGTGCGTCAACGGAAATGTTCTGAACAAGACGGATGATGGCAGAACTATCGAAGAAATTGCGGCGTATTGGAGCGCATTAGATTTCAGAAAATGGCTCAAAGAAAAATACAGCGATTACGCCTTGATCATCTTGTGCGTTGACGGGGACGTAGAAGTTATAAAGGACACAACAGGAGGTAAACAGCAATGATATTATTCATAATCTGCATTGTGCTATTCGCCGCCGGGACGATAGCGATTGTAATAGACGCAAAGACCGGCTGGGAATGGAGTGGCTTTGCTGAGTTTTTTATTATGCTTACCGCTGCCATTGGCATCTCCGGCGCAATAATCATCGGAACGTTCGGCATTGTACACAACAGCGGTCCGTACGTTGACACCAAAATGATCGAATATGAAGAAACTGTGAACGAGCTGAAGGCGTCCAGAAAGCTGATAGACAGCATAACAGACGACTATGCAAGAGCGGTGGCTGTCGTCGAGTATAACAAGAGCGTGAGTGAATTCAAAAGCAACATACTTATTGTGCAGAGGCGGCTTGACAATCTCATGATAAATTGGACGCAGAGCATCGCATACAAGTATATGGACGCAAACGCCGTCGATTACATTTCCGAAGTAGGAGGATAGACTATGCTTGTGTTTGTAATCATCATAACCGTCTGCCTCGCCTTATCCGCATTGACGCATATCGTCTATGTAACTCGCACAGACTATTGGATCTTCACAAGCGACGCCGGCCGGTACGTCATGGTCATCAGCGGCCTTGTATGGCGAGCTTGCTGTATAACACTTATCTGGGCGTTGTATGCTAAACTGATCGTGGAGGGCATACTGTAATGGCTGGGCCGGAGCAGAACGGACAGAACAGCCAGACAAATCTGGAACGGCTGCAAAGCATGGACGGCTCGGATCTTGCAATAGTGCTTACCGAGCTGACCGCATTTTACCCGCCGTGGTGCACTCACCATGACTATAAGTGCAGAAGGGTCTGTTACGACTGTGTAGTGAAATGGCTGAACAGTACGGAATGGGAGGCCAAAGCAGACCGGCCGTGGTATGAGCAGGCGGAGCTGGACAGGGCAGCAGAGTATATGCAAGAGGTAAAGGCAAGAGAAGCTGATGCGGGTAGCAAAACCGGGCAGGAATAGCCGCGTCGCCTTGCTCCGTTGCCCGTGTTGCTTTTTTACACAACAGGACACATATTTATACCAAAAAACAGAAAATGCAATACAGAGAGTTTTAGAGGCATCTATGACGGTGTAGTCTAAAACAGAAAGGTAAACAATGAACGTATTTGATATTGAGTGCTTGTCAAGAGAAAGCGCAAAGGCCTATGCGGACAGTAAGAGCAGCGCCGTCCCGGCAAAGCTTGTCAAGACCGCCATGCTATACATAGCCATTGCGATCGAGAACGGCCGGTACAGATGCTCTGTGCCGATAATGGGAACGGAAGATTATCAGAGACTCGCAGAAACGGTCTATACGGCGACGTTCCGGGACTTGCTTGGCTATGACGTCAGGCGGGAAAGTAATTGGATTATCATTAGCTGGAAATAATGTACCATTTTCGGTACATAGCAAAAGGCCTCGACAGGATATGCCGGGGCCTTAACTATTGCTATAAACAAACCACGCCGGCAGGAAAAATGGAGAAAACCTGCCGGCGGGTCCGGTAATGAAAGGGGTATTGGGAAATGGAAATGTGCTGGGCGTGCTAAATGGAGAAATACACTATGTCCATGTTCATTATACGGCAAGCAATCGGAAAATGCAAGGCGGACCGTGAAAATAGGTTAGTTCAATGCCGATTGTGGCAGAATATCTGTTATAGCATAAAAGAAAAGGGAGGATTCGTGTCCTCCCTGTTTTGCTCTGGCCGTGGCAAACTGTCAAGCTATACCATGCTTCCTAAACCATGCCCGGATAGAATGTCCTGCACCGGCCTGCTCGTTCCAGAAATCTATTTTCTTTTGCAGAACGTCCGGATCTGTCGGTTCAAAGCCGAACCAGATGTTCAGGCCTTCAGCATTTGCGAAATAGAACGTTCCGTACCGTGGCAGCGTCTCGCATCCGTTCTGGCCGATAATCTGCCTCGACTCGATCGGAGACAGGCAGCGCATGCCGATGCGCCCGGTGAAATTCAGTACAAGCTCTGCCGGGATAACGCGCCTGTTCGGGCATTGCGTGGCGGCTATGACGTGGATGTTTGCTGCACGGCCAAGCTGTAGCAAGTGTTGCAGAACGGGCATGACTTCCTTGCGCTGATTCAGCATGAGATCCGCCAGCTCGTCTATGATCACATACAGGCCGCGCCAGCCGGTCTCTCCTGTTCGCCTTTGTGCATTATAACGGGCATCCATCATGGCGGAGGCGTATTCCAGCGCAGAAAGCATCTGCCGGGGCGTGTAGGCATACCTAATGGCGTGTGGAGTGCAAAAGCGTCCTAATTCAATCTGCTTCGGGTCTATCAGGATAAGCTCCGTATGTTGCGGATCGCGCGTGAGCAGCGCAGAAATGATCGCGTGTATAAGAGTAGACTTGCCGCAGCCGGTCGTGCCTGCTATCAGCAGATGCGGTTCACGGATCATCTGGTCTACCACGTTCGGGCAGATCCTGTCCGGCCATTGCTCCCAGTTTCTATTGTTGCTGTCAAAAAGCATGTCTATCCCTCCTGTTCTGTCCCGGACGTTACTGAAAGCTCTGTGCTATCCTCTATGACCGTCTCCGGCCGTTCGGTCTTGAGCAGGCCAAGCTCATAGGCAAGGCCAAGACGCACTAATCGTTTGATCTCGCCTTGTTTGCTCCGGGCGTTTTCGATCGCAGAAACAATGTCGCCGTCCGTGTTCCTGTTCAGGCGCAGCGGCACAAGCACGGTATGGTCCTTCTGCCATTGCTGCCTATACTCATACTCTCCCATTTTCAATACCTCCATTCCATTTCAATAACTATTTTAGCATGTTTTGGCTGCCTTTTCAAGCAATTCCAGCTGCCTGTAACGCAATTCCGCAAGGCCTTGCCATCTTCCGATAGCACGATCGCTTGTCACGTTGCGGCACAGTTTCCGGACGTCGTCCCAGAACGTTTCCTTGCACGTCAGCGCAGAAAGCTTGTCTATCCGCTTGACGTCCTGCCGGTCCATGCAGAAAGCATACAGGCCGTCTGTCTTGAGCAGCTCGTCCCGGCGTTCCTGCTCCTCCTGAAACGCCTTGTTCAATGCGTCGATTCTTGATTGTTCCATTTCATTTACCCTTCTGGCCTGTCATCTTCAGCGGCGCGGAGGCCATCCCGGCCGGACCGTCCGGAACGGACGGTTTCGACAGTTTAACTTTGATTCTTACCACGGAGACAGAACGTCAATATTTGACGGGTCCACAAGGCACAGCAAGATGCCTTCAAGATCGCGCTGTTCCGGGTAGTTTCCCGCGTTTATTGCGTTACTGTACAGCTCCCGCATTTCAGCGTGTACTCCGTCCGGATTGTTCAGGATCTCCGCTGCAATCGCCTTCAGCGTCAACGGATGGTCCGGACGATCCCACCACGGCAGCCGGTCCAGATGCGCTTTAATCGGATGCGCAAGATACATTGCTTTTTGTTTTGTCATTCTTGTCATGCAAGACTTTTTCATTGTTCAGCCCTCCTTTTACCTTCCATAGCCATCCCGGCCTTGCCCGGAATAGTCGCAGATGCCGTCATCAACGGCTTGATCGTCGCGGCCTGTCAGCAGAACAGCCAGAACGCGCAGAACGGCCAGAACGGCCCGTTTAATTTTTTTCATGGTTTAATACCTCCATTTTATATTTTGCCGGGCCGCAGAAAACAGGCCGGGCAGAAAGTCAAATATCGCAGAAAGCGGAACAGGCAGAACAGGCCAGAACGGCAGAAAGCCAAACAGGGCAGAACGGCCAGCAGGCAGAACGGGCCAGAACGGAAACGGCGCAGAAAGCCGGGCAGGCCTGAACGCGCAGAAACAAGCGGGACGCGAAAATGCGGCTGTAAAGCAAAATACTTTACAGGCGGCGTTTTGAGCTGATCCGGGCGGGGCTGCTGCTATCCATCCAGAGCGGGCGCGCGTTTTGCCGTGCTGCCTTGCCTGTATTGCCTGTATTGCGTTTTAACCGTTCCGGGCGTATTGATGCCGGCCGGGGCCGTAATTGCTTTTACGGGCGTTTTACAGGCCTTGACGGGCATATTATACGCGGCCGGGCGTAAAATGCTTTACAGGCAGTTTTTCGGGCGCTCTGGACGGGCTGAACGTTTCCGGGCTGCTGCATATTCCATTTTTCAACCTATACCCGCCCGGGCGGATCTGTTGCGGATCGCATCCCGGGCGACGCTGCCGGCCTGAATAGCTGTTTATAGTCGCCGGCACGACTTGACGCGGTTATTATTCTTTTGTAATTGCGTAAACTGGTTTTTTGCTGAATCGATCCAAAATAACATAGTTTTGCTTGCCGTCCGTGATCGCCGCATACATTCCAAAAGATAATAAATTGATCTGAATGTAAAGCCGGATATTATTTATTATGCTGTTAAGCTGTACCGGCTTTTTCTCCATCGTTTCAAGATTTGTGATGAAATACTGTTTACTCATTGTTTTAACTCCTATTTTTTATTTTTCCGGGCCGGCCGTCTGTGTTGATCAGCGCGGCCCGATATTTTTTTCTTAATTCTTAACGGTGTAAATTGATATAAAATTGATCGCCCGTTTTAACATTCCAGCATCCTATCCCGGCACAAATGCAAGCGGCGCAATTTCCGCCGCATACCGGCAACCCGTGCGGATCGTCTGTTTCTTTTTTAATCTTGCATACCGGGAAATTATGCGGATTGTCACCGGGTTTTATAAAACCGTTCAACCAGTCCGAAAAGATAATAACTAAATTGCCCGGAATCGTGCCGCCGTTCTGGATATAGTCGTTTACTATACTATACTTTTTTGTAAAGATCAAAACATGACAGGACGGGACGCCGCGCGCCGCATCTACTAACTTTTCAAAATATGCCGCGTCTGGTATATCCCCGGAAACGTGCATCCGAAAATAGCTTGATAGCATGAAATGCGCTTTTAGCTGCTGAAAAAATTGATCCGGCCGGGCTTTATATAATAGATAATTGTTAAGATCCGTTCCGGCTGTTTCTTTATATCGCCGCTCCATCGCGGCCGCATAGCATGCCTTGAAACAAGGCGCATCCGGGCGGCATGTTGTAATAGCTGGTAATGATACGGACGGGACGCCGCCCATCTTTTTATTTCCGGGACTGACAAACAACCCGCGCGCGATCGCTTTTTCTGTTAAAATGTTTTCGTTTTCCATTTTTCAATACCTCTTTTATTGTGTTTTGTTGAATAGGTAATACCTATTACAATGGGATTGTAACATGCAAAACGCAATAAGTCAATACCATATACAAAAATTATTTCACTTTTTCACAATATTTTTTCCGGGCCGGGCGTCTTGCATCATTTCAGCGTATACCGTCCGGACGTTTCGGACGTTTTCCGGCCTGTATAGCTTTTAACCGTTCCGGGCCGGGCGCCTGGATCATTTCCGGCCGTCTGGATCTATCCGGGCCGCATCTATCCGGGCATAACGTGCCGGGCCGCTCTGATCGTTTTCATGCCGGGCCGGGCGTCCTGTTATTTATCTGGATCGCGCCGGGCTGGACTGTAAAATTAACATTGTTTAACATGTAAAATTAACTTTTAACATGTAAAATTAACGCGCCGGGCGTCCTATTGTTTGTTTATACATAAACGATATGTGAACAAACCATTAACAAATCGTGAATAATGTTTGAACGGGGCGGGGCGTGGCTGGCTGTATCTGGACCGGGGCAACCCCGGCGCGGCGCCCCGTGCCGCTGCTGCTTTTCGGGCCGTCCAGAGCGGGCCGCCGGGCATCTGATCGGGACGTTTTCCAGCGGCCGGAATTATACAAAATATTTTCATTTTTGCCGTATCGGTAAAATATCTTTATTTTTCGGTATTGATAATATGCTATACTGCCGATTAAATTATACAAAATTAGTGTTTTGTATAATTCGGCTTTTCCGGGCGTCCGTTCTGGCTGGATCGGGGCGCGTCCGGGCATCCCTGCCGGCGGGGAAATAGGGCCGGGGCCTGCCGGGGCGGGGTAACCCCCTCGAATATTCAAAAACCAAAAAGCGAAGTTAAGCCAGCCAGCCCGGTGGAACATTTTACATTTAACAGCGTAAAACTTTGTAAAACGTAAAAGAAACGCGTAAAAAGTTCAGCTTTCACTCGCCCAAGCCAGAGATGCAGGAACGGTTTTTGCAGGAGAAGCGGTCAGCAAGAAAAAGAAAAAGTCCGCTACCCACCGGCCAGAGATGAAGATAGCGAAAGAGATGCCGGAGAAGAAGCGGACGATCATAACAGGTGCTCGCGTGAAAAGATACCTTCATGAAAGCAAAAAGCTGACCTGTTCAGAGAGGTCATTTACAGGACAAACTCACCAATAATCACACGAAAATCACACGATGTAACAAAATGTGATTTTTGGAAACCGCTAAAAAACAAGACTTTATAAAGAAAAAATATATAAATATTTATTTTTTTTTAATAAAAATCACAAAATCACAAAAATCACACCCAAAACGGGTTCGTAGGCGGGGGCGCACGCGCGGGCATACACAGGCACGCATGGGCGCACACGCACGTACGCGCGCGCATGAAGCGACCCGCCGCGGTGAGAGTGATAGGTGACCACGTCAGACGATCCATTACATCCGGCATGGCCGTACAGGCATGAACGCGTCCACCTGTATGAGCAGGCATGCACCTGTATGTACGCATGTATGTACCCATACGCACCCATACGCACGCCCATATACGCGCGCACACACGCGCACACGCGCGCACACACGCCTCCGCCTACGAGGCCTATTTTCATGTGATTTTTGTGATTTTGTGATTTTGACCCTGTTTAGAGTGTTTATATTAAACGGTGCTAAAAAAATCACAAAAGGCCTCCAAGTGTGATTTTTTGTGACTTTGAAAACACAAACGTGTGATTTTGGCGGTAAAATCGAGTGCCGAAATGGGCAGTTTCAGACCAGCCAAAACAGGCCGAGAGGCCTGCCCGTGCCAGCCGTGAACCCCTCGCCGAAAACTCCCGCCGCCGGAAGCTTAAGGCGGTCTATCTTGACTTTATTGTTACAAGTGCTATAATTGTTACAGGCAAGGCACAATAGAGTAGTAGGAGATGCGTATGGGTAAAAGAGATGAAGTGCATGGCAAGCAGTTCGGTGGAGTGAACGAAGAAGATGAACGGCGCGATCGCATGACGGCCAAGCAGCTCGAGGCGGTCATGGAAGAAGATGCTAAAAGGGCAAGACTGTGCGACGTTGCAGATAAAATACTGTTTGCGGCGCAGACAGACAGCAATGCTCTGTTCGACTTGCTTCCTGTCCTGCAAAAGCTGGAAGTACAGGGCAGCACGGAAGTGTTCAGCCCCGGTGATGACGCGACCCGGCATATAGAACTTGTTTTCAATAAAAATGCTTTCGACCTTGCGCATATGTATAACCAGAGACTGCGAAAGTTATGTGCGCAAGGAATTAAACAGACCGGCTCGGCCAGACTTGCCGAACTGTATAAGCAGTCCCTGCGCTTTGACGCCATGTATGACTTTGACGCGGCCATACGATTCATGGAATTCGACAGGCCGTTCGAGAGAAAGTTCTATGAACCGAGACGGAAATCTTTGAAGCCCGTAGCGGACGAGCTGACCCGGCTGGCTAAATATGATTATGACCTGCTCGGCATTTCCCTTCCGCCCGGAACAGGCAAGACAACAATGGCAGAGTTCTTTGTGGCATGGCTGGCTGGGAAAAACTCGAGCTTGACAAATCTTATATGCTCCCATAACAACGAATTCCTGAAGGGCCTCTACCAAGAGATGTTGAGAATAACTGATCCAACAGGTGAGTATTTATGGCAGGAGCTGTTCCCGAACGTGGCAAAGGTCAGCACGAACGCAAAAGACCTGCGGCTCGATTTTGGAACAGGTAAAAGGTTCGAGACGATCGAGCTGACATCCGTGGGGAGCAATAACGCCGGTAAAGTCAGAGCGACCGGCCTGCTGTATTGCGACGACCTTGTGTCAGGCATCGAACAGGCAATGAGCAAAGATCAGATGGACAAGCTGTGGAATCAGTACACAACCGACCTACGGCAAAGAAAGCAAGGTAAGTTCGTCCGGGAGCTTCATATTGCAACCAGATGGTCTGTTCATGATCCTCTCGGCCGGCTTGAAGAAATGAATGAACACAATCCACGGGCCAAGTTCATCCGCATCCCAGCCATGAACGAAAAGGACGAGTCTAACTTTGACTATCCGTTCGGGCTTGGCTTCTCCACGGCAATGTATAGGGATCAGCGGACTATTATGGACCCATTGTCATGGCGAGCGCTTTACATGAACGACCCGATCGAACGGGAAGGCCTCCTGTACGAAAGCTCCGAGCTGCGCCGTTACTTCGACCTGCCGGAAGGAGAACCCGACGCCATCATAGCCGTGTGCGACTCGAAGGAGCAGGGAGACGACTACTGCGCTATGCCGATCCTGTATAAGTACGGACCGGACTACTACCTTGATAAGTGGTTCTGTGATAACGGAAAGGTCGAGATCCATGAAGAACGGATCGCCGAGCTGTTGACCGAACGTGGCGTCCATGCCTGTCAGATTGAATCGAACAGAGGCGGCACGATCTTCGCCGCCAACGTACGGGACAAAGTCAAGGCGAAAGGCGGCATAACCACGATCACTACGAAATGGAATCAAACAAACAAGGAAACGCGCATACAGGTCTATTCCGGCTGGGTAAAAGAGCATGTCCTGTTCAGGGACGAATCTTGCTATGACAGAGAATATCGAACCGCCATGACCATGCTGACAAACTACACGATGGCCGGCAAGAACAAGCACGATGACGTACCAGACGTGCTGGCCTCGGTTGCGTCATACTCAAAGGCCATGGCCGGAGCGAAGGCAAAAGTCATGAAGCGCTTTTTTTAAGGCCGCATTTAGACAAATTGCCTATAATTATGCGTAATTATGCACAATTTCTACACGCTTCTGTATTGACTATTAAACAATAAAGTATCTATTATTGAGGTGAACTTTGTACCAAAACGCGCGCGGAGGTGAGAGCATGGGACAGGAACAAGAGGGCGCAAGCTATCCGACACAGAATGTCGTGAACTTAACAGCCGGTCTGCACGGCCGTGTCCGCATTTTCACGGCGCTTGAGGATATAAACAGGGATAATGTCATAGAAGAAACGAACAGATGCCTCGCCCTGCACTTTCTGAACGTTGACGAAATGGACTATCTGGACGGGTACAGACGCGGTATTCAGCCGATCCTGAACAAGAAAAAGGAAGTCCGGCCGGAGATCAACCATAAGATCGTGGTGAATAACGCCAGCTTTGTCGTGACGTTCAAGAATGGTTACTTTTTGACAAAACCGTGCAGCTATGTGGCCCGCAAGGATAACAAGTCGGATCTCGTTAAGGAACTGAACGAATACCTTTACGCATCTGGTAAAGCTATTGCGGATAACGAAACAGTTGACTGGTTCCATACGGTTGGGCTTGGTGCTATCTATCTGGAGTCCAACGAAGATCCTGACGCTCCCGTTAAGGCCTACGCGCTCGATCCGCGGTGCGCTTTCGTGGTTTACTCACGTCGTCCCGGAAACGAGCCGGTAATGGCAATCAATATCGTGACAATCGACAAGACGCACGCCATGATAGACGTCATCACAAAGAAAAAGCGGTTCGTCATCAGCCGCGCGGAAGTCGGCATGATCAACGCAACGCCGTTCGCGCCATATGCGTATGAGATCAAGTCCGAAACGGACAATCTGTATGGTGAAATAAATATATTTGAATATAGCTACAATAAGAACAGGATGTGCGCTTTCGAGGTGGCCATACCCATTATGGATGCCATCAACGAAGCGGAGTCCGACCGGGCAGACAGCAGGACGCAGTTCATACAGAACCTGCTCGTCGCGGTGAACACGTCTTTCGATGAAGGCACAACAGCCAACACGATCAGACAGTCCGGCTTGATCTGCATTACGTCCACGAATGAAAACAAGGCGGAGATCCGGACCATTTCGGAGCAGATCAATGAGGCAGAGACGCAGGTGTCCATTAACGACCTGTACGAACAGATGCTCGAAAAATGCGGCGTTCCCTCGTCCGTACGGGACGGCGGAAGCACGTCCGATAACGTAGGAGCGGTTTATCTCCGTTCCGGCTGGGCGTCTGCGGACACAGACTGCCGGAATGAGGAAGATCTGTTCCGCAAGAGCAATTCCTATTTTGACCGCTGCCTGCTTGCCATCCTGCACAAGAAGGGCCTGCTGACCGAACTGAAAGAAACAGACTTTGCGCTCTGCTTCTACAGGAACGATATGACGAACTTGCAGGCAAAGACGCAGGCTGCACTCGCCATGAAACAGCTCGGCTTCTCACCGGCGCTCACGTTCGAGCGTTCCGGCCTGTCCTACGATCCTATCGCGGACGTCGAGATGTCCAAGAAGTATATAGACAATCTCTGGAATACGCAGCCGCCGGCACAGAATGGCCAGAATGTACCGCTCACGGACCAGCAGCGGTCTCAAGGCCAGCCGGACGACACAAATCAAACAAGCAAGGAATAACTGAACATGGACGAGAGGCGAACGAATAAGCGGATCAGCATACTCGACCGCCCGGACGTGGTGGACGCCATAGACGCTATTATCAATTCCGGGAACGTATGCGAAGTGAAGCTTGAAGGTGAGGAACAGGAACCGGCCGTCGTGGAGATATACCGCAAGGTGAAGATCCGCAGACGGAAAAGCGGTGCTATTTCAAAGTAAACTTAACATTACAACCGTCTGTCAAGGGTATGGACAGCGAAGGGCCAAAGGTAGGGGTCATGTAGAGACGTGCAAACGTTTCTTTACATGGCCCTATTTCTATTTTCAGGAGTATGTATGCCAACCCTTTTCGACTTTGACGAATTAAATACGTTCCGAACCTATCTGGACAATGCGAAAGCGCTCGGCGAGGACCAGGACGAGTACGCGGAATTCGTACAGGACACCGTCACAGGCCTCATGATCGAGGCGTACCAGCGAGGAACGGACGCAGCAGCGGATATGCTCGGCCTTTCCGAACTCGGCATACAGTACGATCCGAACAGTCTGGAAGCGGCGCTCGGCGTGAAGTTCGACGATAAGTCGTATATAGACCGTCTGAACGAGCATATAGAGTCCGACGACGTCAACGGAATTATGCGCGTGGCTGACACCGAAACGCACCGCATGCTCAATCAGGGCATCCTCGACGCAGGAAAGTCCGTGGGCGCAAAAGTCAAGAAATGGAACACCATGCGAGACGACCGCGTCCGAGACCAGCATGACTATCTGGACGGCATGGAAGTCGGCATTTCGGAAGATTTTTACACGTACAACGGCGACCACGCGCCTATGCCGGGAATGTTTGGCGTTCCCGAGGAGGACGTGTCGTGCCGCTGCTATCTAACTCTCTCTTATTGATATATCGGCTTTACGGCCTTTATATAACCATTCACCAGACAGGGAAGTCTTAAATCGCAAAGTGAGAAAACACTCTAAAACGGAAAATTGTGGTTAGTGCATCCCACCAAAAGCGCGGAGGAATTTTATATGGCAAAGATCGATGTGACGAAGATCCCCGGATATGACACCATGTCCGATGCGGATAAGGTCAAAGCGTTGCAAGACTTTGATTTTCAGACCGAGGCGTCCGGAGACGAACTGACGAAGCTGAAAAATCAGTTAAGCAAGGCGAACGCGGAGGCAGCCGAGAACAAACGGAAGCTGCAGGAGCGTATGACGGCAGAGGAGAAGGAGAAGGAAGCCCGAGAGGAAGAAGCCAAAAAGGTGCAGGAAGAACTCGACACGCTCCGCAAAGAAAAGCGGGTCGTCGAATTCGAGAAGGAATACACCAAAATTGGCTATTCGGCGGAGCAGGCCGCAAAAGCCGCAAAAGCCAAAGTCGACGGGGACGTGACCACCGAATTTGCCGTACAAGCTGAATTTCAAGCCGCGCAGAAGAAAGCTTTTGAGGAGGCCGCCCTTAATGGCAATTCAAAGCTCGGTGCAGGAAGTCCGCCGAAGTCCGAAGCAGAGAAAAAAGAATACGAGCAGATGCTTCAGGCGGCAAGAGGTTGGTAAAACCTTAAAAACACTAAAAACAACATAAGGAGACAAAGCTATGGGCAACAGCATTGCATTAGCTCAAAAGTATTTGCCTATCCTCGACGCGATCTACAAGGAAAACTCCAAAACATCCATTCTGGACGCTTCCGGCAACCGCGTGAGATTCGAGGGTGGCGATACAGTAAAACTGTTCAAGACCTCCCTTCAGGGTCTTGGTAACTACGGCCGTAATACCGGCTTCGTAGACGGCGACGTCACAGCAACATGGGAGACCATGCAGCTCACAAAAGACAGAGGCCGTTCGTTCATGATGGACGCAATGGATAACGAGGAGACCCTCGGCATGGCGTTCGCAACGCTCGCTGGAGAATTCCTCCGCACCAAAGTCGTTCCTGAAATCGACGCATACCGCTTTGCAAAAATCGCCGGCACGTCCGGTGTCCAGACTGCAACCGCAGCTGACATCACGATCGGCACAACCGACGTTCCCGGTCTCGTCGACGTCGGCCAGAAGGCCTGCGACGAAAAGGAAGTCCCGCGCGAAGGCAGAATCCTGTTCGTTTCTCCGACCGCTTACTACGGCCTGAAAGCGAAAATCACCCGTTACACCATGAACGGTGATAACAACATCAATTTCAACGTCGAATACTATGACGGCATGAGAGTCATCATGGTTCCGCAGAACCGCTTTGAGTCCGCCATCACTCTGTATGACGGCTCTACGTCCGGTCAGGAAGCCGGCGGCTACATCGTTCCCGCCTCCACGTCCTATCCGCTGAACTTCATGATCGTCCATCCGTCCGCAGTCGTTTCCGTTGTGAAACACGCTGTCCCGAGGATCTTCAGCCCCGAAATCAACCAGAAGGCCGATGCCTACAAGCTCGACTATCGTATTTACCACGATATTTTCATCGAGGCAAACAAAGTCGACGGCATTTACGTCCACAAAGCCAGCACCGCTAACTCTTAAGGTTAGTTAAGCTTGTGGAAAAGCTTACTCCGAACGGGCTGTTTGTGGGATGGGAGCCGGAACCGGAGCAGAAGTCCGAACCGAAGAAGCAGAAACCTGCCAAAGCGGAGAAGGAAGAAGCGAAGGACCAGGCCCCTGCAGATAAGCCCGAAAAGAGCAAATAACAAAGGAAGGTACATTATGACAGAACTCGAAAAGATTGCTATGACAAAGGTGATAGTAGGAGAGGACGCCGCCTTAACGGACGACGATGTTCAGAAGTACCTTCTTTTAGCTCGCGCGAGAATTCTCAACAAGATGTACCCGTTCGGCCAGCCGTCTCCTCATCCGGAAGTACCGGCACGCTACCACTACGTGCAATGCGAGCTGGCGGCCCGGCTGTTCCTGCGCAAAGGCGCGGAAGGAGAAAAGGCGCACAATGAGAACGGCATTTCAAGAACGTACGGAAATACAGACGATTCCGACATTCTTGCGGCCGTTATTCAGGTGGCTAAAATCTGCTGACAGGCGGTGAGGTCTCATGAGAACACTATCGCGCAACATGCGAACGTTTTATTATTGCCTGCTCATCAAAGTCGAGGCGCAGACGTCCGGAGGCCTTGAGACAGGCGAACTGATGCCAACGTACACAGCAGCGCAGGGAGCGCGCGGGAATATATCTGCGGTATCTGGCTTTGCGCAGATGGAACAATTCGGCGTGGACGCTCACTACGATAAGGTCATTGTCATGGACGATCTGGACGTTGCGAACAACATAAATGAGGACACCGTTCTCTTTGTTGACAAGACGCCGGAATACGACCAGCAGACAGGCCTACCGCTGTACGATTACGTCGTGAAACGTGTCGCAATATCTTTGAACAGCGCAACCATTGCGATCAGCAAGGTCAAGATCAGATAAGGCGGTGACGATATGTACCGCGCTTTGAAATCATCCTATGACCTTTCCGAGCTGGACGATCTTATCAAAGACTTGAAAATCTATGAGCAGGATCTCGAACAGGCGTTCCGCTCCGGCGTGGGAGACGTAACACTCGACTGCGCAACGGACGCACAGGACCGCTTTGCAAACGCCGTGTATGACGGCCAGAACGACGTAGTCGTGACCGTTACGGAAAAGAAAAGCGGCCGGAACAGCACAGAAGCTGTCGTCAGGGCATCTTCAAATCAAGAAGTCCCGGTGACGCTGTTCATCGAATACGGAACAGGCGTTTACAACTATGACGGGCATCCGGAGAAGCCGCCGATAGTGCTGCGCCGCGGCGAGTACGGCCACCATCTCGGCAAACTGCGCGGATGGAGATATAAGGGCGTACCCGGCACGAACGGCGTACCAGACGCGAGCCATCCCGGCTACATCTACACGCGGGGCAATATGTCGAACATGTGTATGTATAAGGCCAAGATGGAAGTGCTTTCTTCGCGTAAGACCGTCGCAACCGTTGAAGCGAAACTGAAAGGGGTGACAGACTGATGATTGACATTGAGAATGAGATATATTCTGCTGTCGCCACGGCGCTGCGAGGACAATACGCAACGATCGATATATCCAGCACGCCGCCTGCCGCCCCTTCAAGTTTTCCATACGTTTCGTTCTATGAGGCGGACAACCGCACAGACGAATTCAAGACCGATTCTTCGCTCGGCGAATTTGGCATTTTAATGTACGAAGTATCGGTGTTTTCAAACAAAATCGGCGGTAAAAAGGCAGAAGCCCGTGCGATCATGGCAATAATTGACGGCGTTATGCGCGGTTACAATTTTGTCCGCACGGAGATGTCTCCCGTCGACAACCGTGACGACTACACGGTTTACCGCATTGTCGCGCGCTATACAGGCGAGACGGACGGCACAAACATGTATCAGTACATGTCATAGTCTTAATTCTATTCTTTAGAAAGGAAATACCGATATGGCTATCAATACCAGCAAAACGTTCCTTATGCACGGCACGACCGTTGGCGGCGTTACGACCTATACCAAGCTCATTGACATTAAGTCGTTCCCGGACCTCGGCGGAGACAAGGAACAGATCGACGTCACGACCCTTTCCGACCTGTGCCGGAAATACATCAACGGCATTGAATCTTTCGATTCTTTGCAGTTCACAGCAAACTACAGCAAGGCAGACCTGAACACTCTTGAGGGGCTTGAGGACAAGGACGAACTGTACTCCGTATGGATCGGCGGCACAGAGTCCGGCGGCGTTGTCACCCCGGATGGCTCTGCAGGAAAGTTCGACTTCACCGGCCAGCTTTCCGCTTATCTGGCGGGCAAAGGCGTCAACGAGGCGCACGAAATCAACATTACGATCAACACGTCCACCGCGATCGTGTTCTCGTAAAGGCAAACGTACAAAACTGAATAGGAGATAAATGATGAGTAAGGTTATTAGCTTTAACTACGGCGGCAAAGACTACAAACTTGAGTACAACCGCGACGCTATCAGAGCTATTGAAAGAGAAGGTTTTTCGTTCAGCGAACAGTTCGGCAAGAAGCCGTTTACTGAAACGGAGATCCTGTTCAGAAATGCTTTTTTAATGCACCATTCGGGCATTAAATCTTCGACCGTGAACGAAATATTCAATGCGTTTCCGAGAAAAACGGAGCTGATCGAAGCACTATATACGATGGCTCTTGAAACGGCAAACTCGATATTTGAAGAACCGGCCGAAGGAAAAAACTTGAATTGGACGATTCAGTAGTAGGTGAGGAACCGTCCTTGTCAGGGGCGGCGGATAGTGGTCGCCCCGGTACACCTACAACATTCACAGAGGCGCTCGAAAAGGCATGCCCGGTCTATATCATGTACGGCATGACCTATCGACAGTTCTGGTATGGGCCGGCCGAAATGGTAACGGCGTACCGGAAGGCCTATGAACTGAAACTAAAAAGCGAAAATGAGCTGGCATGGCTGAAAGGCGCGTACACGTATCAGGCGCTCTGTTCGGCTGCGCCATTATATAGATTCTCCATGCAGAACAAAGTCGAGGCATTGCCCTATCTGGACAAGCCGTTCGAGCTGGGAGAGAAGAAAACTGCACGGGAGATTGAGCTTGACGAAAAAGTAAAGGATATGTCCGAGGGCGAGGCGAACGCCTACAACTATATGAAGATGTTTGCCAGAGCAGCGAACGCTCATAAGGCGCAGCAGGCCCGTACCGGACAGGACAGGAGCGATCATGCCGGACGTTGAATTAAGAGGAATAAACTTTACATTAAAGAACGACGTTACCGGCTCCGTCGCCGGGATAAACGACCTTGCCGATGCCATAAAGCAACTGAAAAAGGCGGTCGGCAGCTTCGGCAATAAAGGAACGCAAAACGCGGTGCAGCAGGTTGTAAACAGCGTTTCCGGCGGTGCTGACCCGAACGGGACAAAGTCAAAGAACGTTATCAACATTGCAAAGGCGTTCGCGAGTATCTCAAAAAGCACGGAAGGCATCCGCAAAAAACTTGGCGGGTTCTTATCATCTATCGGCCGTATAGCTCTGTACCGTGCGATCCGCTCTGCAATCAAGATGGTTACGCAGGGCATAAAGACAGGTATTGATAACTTTTATCGTTTCAGCAAGTCCATCGGCGGTGACTTCTACAAGAATATGGACAAGCTGACGACAAAGTTCCAGACGCTCCAGAACTCTATCGGAGCGCTTGCAGCGTCGTTTATCAATACGTTCTATCCTGCTATTGAAACGGGCGTCAACGCGCTCATAGATTTTAACAACCAGATTTCCGAGATCATGGCAGCCGGAGCAGGCAAGAAAACGTACATTGCCGCAACGGACGCTCTGAAGGAATATATCAAGGCCCAGCGTCAGATTATGGGCTTTGACGAGCTGAACATACTCAAGGACGACGCAGACTACAGCAAGATGTTTGAGGAACGGCAGGTCAGTCTTGCTACGCAGGATGCGACACAGTCCGGCCTGAACGGATTGCAGCAGGCGCTCACGTCCGAGGAAACCGTAGGAGACGTTACAAGAGCCGGCATGGTTCTCGGAGAGGCACTCATCGGCGGCATGATAGGCAAGATCGCCGGTCCGGAAGGAGCAGCAATAGGAGCTGCGCTCGGCGCTGCCATCGGCGGCATAACGATCGGAACAGGATGGCTTAACAAGCTTAACTTTGCAGACGACTTGGACAAGACGCTTGTGCAGCCGTTGAGAGATACAGAGAAAAAGATAACAGAATGGCTTACCAGAATCAACGGAAAGCTCGGCACTAAATTCGGCGAATTCCCGCCGTTCTTCAGCGACCTTGCGGACAGCATTACAAAGAATCTTGACTTTACAATAGGCGGATCATTTGACCTGCTGACAGGCAACTTTGAGGAGTTTGGCAAAAAGTTTGAGGAAGCAGCAAAGTCAACAGGCGTACTGATACTGAACTCGCTTATAGGGATTGTTAATACGGCGTTTATTGACGGATTAAATCTGGCGTTTGTGCCGATGAACACGGTTCTTGGATGGATGGGCATACCGACAGTTCCGACAATTCCGCATATTCCGTATGTAAAAGAATCTTCCGACACTGGCGCAGAGACGCAGGACAACTCGAACGTTATGCGCTGGGGACAGGAAATATCTCAAAACGGTCCGGGCGTATTGGAAAGCTCGCTGAACGGCTTGAAGGTCGTCATGGACGGCTACGTTGTCGGTCAGCTTGTTTCTGACAACCAGAACAACGACGCAAAGCAGCGCGGACAGAACATTCTTAAATAAAGCATAGTAAGGAGGCATATTTAACATGACATTCAAAATCGGTGGAGTGGATATGACTCCTTATGTTGCTTTCGGCGGTCTTAAATGGCAGCGGAACGATATAGACGGCGAGGATGCGGGCCGCACGATGGACGGCACGATGATTCGGAACCGCAAGACAATGAAAGTCCGGCTTGACATCACGTGCAGACCGCTTACCGGGTCCGAAGCGGCAACGGTCTTGGCGGCTATTCAAAACGAATTCGTGACGGTCGACTATGACGATCCGATGCTCGGCAGCCGTACAAGCGTGCAGTTTTACTCAAACAACGTTCCGGCCAGCTATTTAATGTATAAAGGCACAACGGACTATTGGGGCGGCATCACATTTCCGCTCATAGAGAAATGAGGCATATATGCAGAGTGTATCGGCTACATGGTCTACATTATGGGCGGCCGGCGCGCATTGCGTATATAAGGCCGTAATTGATACATCGAACACTATCACGGAAAAGGATATACTGTCCATTTCCATTTACGGCGGCCTGTTCGCACAGAACACGCTGTCTTTCGGCGGATGCTATTCCCGGATGCTGAAAATGTCGTTCGTACCGGGCGCTATCTCCATTCCGGTCATGGCAAAGGTACAGATATACGTCCAGCTTGACGATGGCGTGACGCAAAGCGAGTGGATAAGCAAGGGCATCTTCTACATAGACACACGGCAGACCGACGCGGCAGGCGTTATGCACATCGTTGCCTATGACGCCATGCTCATGACGGAGCAGCTTTTCTCGTTCAGCACGTCGCCGCAGCTTATGTCTGCAACGGCGGCAGAGATCGCAACAGCAATAGGCGTGACGATCGATTCAAGGACTACATTCGACACTTATTACTGCAACGTCGTAACAGGATATTCCATGCGGCAGATCCTCGGCTTCATTGCCGTGGCGAACTGCGCGAATTGGGTCATAACAGACGACGGCAAACTGCGCATGATCAGAGCGGACGAAACGACCGACAACGTCAGCATTTCCGATTCCGTGGCGTTCAGCAAGGATATAGCAAAGCAGATAAGCGCATACAGCAAAGTCATTCTGGACATCTCGGCAAGCTCACAAAAAGAAGCCGGCACGAATACCGGCTTGACTATGGAAATGAGCTGCCCGTGGGCAACGGACGCAATGGCTTCGGCGATTCTGTCCGACCTGTCCGCAATAACATACATTCCGGCACGGTTCAAGACGTTGCTTAATCCTGCCGTTGAAATAGGCGACACCGTAACGTACGACAGCAATGTTTACATTATTGGTCGGTCAACGCTCAAAGCGGGTCCGACGTCCATATATGAAATAGAAGCGCCCGGCGACAGCGAAGTGAACCACGAATATCAGTTCGCAACGTCACAGGACAGGAACACGGCAAGAAGGCTTGCAGACGTTGAAGCAGAGTACGCCTCGTTGCAGGTCATAACAGGACAGATAAGTGCGACTGTTTCCGGCAAACTCGACAAGTCCGGCGGTGCGCTCGCAACGTTCGGCTGGGATCTGCTGCCCACGGGCTTTACGGTCAATGCGAACGGCTCTCCTGTATTGGTTATCGATCAGTCCGGCTTGGTCGTGAACGGAAGCGGCACGTTCAGCGGAACGATATATGCCACGGCGGGCGAGATAGGCAACTTTAAGATAGGAACGGCGCTGTATAGCGGTTCGCACTCGTCCATGAGCGACGGGAACAACGGTATATATATCGGCACGGACGGGATTGACCTGACGTCAAGCTCCGGCAGAATAACCATTGACTCGTCAACGTCGCATATCGTGGCGAGAAGCACGTCGAACCTGTATGACGGCATTAAGGTCATATACTCTGTCGGCGGTGTAGATATGCTTGACACAGCGCTCACAGGACGCGGTGTTGTCATTAAGCAGGCATCACCGTCGTTGGAGGCAAAGCTTGGCGTATCGTCCTTGTCGTCAGATGCACCCACGTTCTCGATGTCATTCATTGCATTGTCTGTGTCAACAAGCTCGTACAGTATAGGCGGCGGCACATACACGAACGGCGCAATCTCAACGTTCACCAATTATGTCACCTTCTCCGACAAAGTGAACGTCGCCGCTCGTTGCGCGTCGTCTGTAGCGGGTCTCGGCACAGGCGTAAGAGGCGACATAGGGTTCGTTGTAACGGGGTGGTAATATGGGCGCAAGTACCTTTACCCCGTCGTCGTGGACAAAGAACTACGGCAGTCCGTACACGCTCGTAGCGACGCTTGCTCTCGACAAAGGTGTGTTGACCAGTTACGGCCCTATCAGCGTAACGAACATATCACCAAATACGTTCAACGTCGGTGCAAGTGGTTCCGTGCAGAACGGAACAATGACGTTCACGGTATCAGGAAGCGCGGCGAACACAACGGTGACCTGGCGACTGTCCGTGCGCGTGTACTACGACGACAGCGGCGTACCCGGCGACGAGCAGATAACGCAAGACTTTTCGCTCACGATAGGCGACATTACAGGGTGGACACAAAGCACGCCCTATATCGTAGTGACAAACAACGGGACGCCCGTTGCAGCGACGCCGTACGTGTGCCTGGGCGGTTCGTCCTGGGGACAGGCGCAAATGTATGTATATAAATGAATCATTTAGCAAGGAGATACTATTATGACAGCACAAAACAAACCGATTGAACTTGAACTGTTCGAGGCGAAAAGGGAACTCGCAGAAGCGATCAATTCCGTGTCTGCACGGCACAAACTGTCTGCGTATTTCCTGAACGAAATGCTGGACGGCATCCACGGCGAAGTAAGACGCGTCGCAGAGGCACAGCTCGCACAGATGGCAAGGCAGGCAGCAGAGCAGACAGAAGCGGAAAAGTCGGCGCAGGTTGCACAGGAGACCGTTTCGGAAGCGCCTGCCGTGGAGGGATAAGCAATGGCTGTACCATTCAAAGTAACCATCTCTGCAATAGGCGAGTGCAATCCGTCCGGGATCGTAATAGGTCGTGTAGGCGAATACGACGTCATACAGGTTCAGTTCGATTTCTCGGCATGGCAGGAAGAAATCGGCGCAGGCGTACCGAACCTTATCTTCCAGCGGAACGGCGATGCAAACCCGTACCCTATCGTACTGTCCATTGACGGCACGATCGCAACGTGGACGGTGTCGCTGACCGATACGTCCGTAGCCGGTCTTGGCAAGGCAGAGATTCAATATGTAAGCGTCGACGAAGGCGCATTTCTCGGCAAGTCTGCTACGATTGCCGTGAAGATCATCAATACAATGCAGCCGGCAGGGGACGCTCCTGACCCGTATGAATCGTGGATCGATACATTGACAGAGCTGGCAAGTCAGACCGAAGCGGCTGAACAGGCAGCGGCGCAGAGCGCTACCGATGCCGAAAACTCTGCTCTGGATGCGGAAGCGTGGGCGGTCGGTCAGCGCAACGGGCAGGATGTACCGAGTACAGACCCGACCTATCACAACAACTCCAAGTATCACTCGCAGGAGGCGGCAAATCACGAACAGGGCGCAAAGAACTGGGACGAATCAGCGGAACAACACGCCGTCGATGCATATGATGCAAAAGTGGCGGCGGAACAGGCAAAACAGGGCGCAGAGAACGCAAAAGTCGGAGCGGAAGATGCCGAGGACGATGCGCAGATATATGCGGCGGCGGCTCAACAGGCGAAAGACGATGCCGAAGCGTATGTCACGGGACTGCTGAACGGCACGATTATTCCAGACAAAGCCAAAAAGGTCAAGGCGTCCACGGCGAATGGCGAGTATAATGTATTGCTCATCAACGGCTCGGATTATAACATCCCTGCCGCAACGCCGGACCTGTTATTCGACACGCTGACACGGATGTTGACGACCTATCATATGACCGTTCTTGGCGACCTTGATGTTCGTGGCACGACCACAACTGTTCACGCCGAATCCGTCAGCACAAAAGAGAAATACATCGCCTTGAACACCGATGCGACAACACTCATCGGCACGGCTGGTTTTGTCGTGTTGAAAGGCAATGGAACGGACGCAATCGGCATTGTGTACGATGCAACGGACGGCTTCCTCAAACTCGGCGATGGTACATACTCGAACGGCACTTTCACTTTCGGTGCAGGACAGGCAGAACGGCTCGCAACCATCGAGGAGAATGTCACGGACGGAAATCTTGTCGAGTACGATGACACGACCAAAGAATTAAAGGATAGCGGCTACAAGGCATCCGATTTCCGCACGAAAGGCGACTTTACTGCGCAGGCGGTAGGCGATGGCACTTATTCGCTTATCCTCAACAACGGCTACACAATCGAAGCCAACAATGACGGCGATGAACTCGGCACTCAATGCTACACGATAACTTTGGAGGGAGATTGAAATGTCATATAGAAGATTATGCGACAAACTCCTGCTGAAAACAGTTTCCGCTCCAAACGGACACGATTATCGAGTTACAAAATACGGCGCAGATAACGACCCTATCTCCTCGTTCATCGGTCAGCAACAGGGCGGCGAACAACTCGACTTCGGCAAACCTGCTTGGAGTTTCGGCGGTGCTTGTCTTAATCCCCTGCATCAAAAAATCATCTCAATCAAGGCGCAAGGGCGGTCTTTGCAGAATAGCGGCTCGACACCGAAATATATCTGTCAAGGCGCATCTTCCGTGGTGGGCGGACAAATCGAATCTATAACATCCATCACCATCGGCGGACAGACCGTCAGCGTTGACTTGCGGTCAGCAGGGAGCGTATATGATGAGTGGAGTACGAATAGCAGGGGGACGAGGAAACTGGGCAAGGTAGCAAATCTCGGAGCATTGTCTTGGCAAAGATACGATTATATGGGTCATTGGCTATTCTACGCAACAGTTTCGGGCGGCAAGTTTGGCGTTGGATATGGAGAAAACTTCGGACTGTTAGCAACCAAATACACAGTATCAGCAGTTACAGCAGGCGGTTCGACGGCGACAAGTGGTCCAGACAAGACAATGTATTGGGACGCAACCAATCCTCAAATCCTTGTCAAAGACGAAAGTTATTCCACGCCAGAGGATTTTGCAACATCAATTGCTGGGGAGCAAGCCATCTACGAACTCGCCGCTTCCACGCCTTTCACCGCCGGTTCTCCCTTGACACTTGCATCTGGACTGTCTCCTGTCGACCAGAACGGCGACTCTGTTACATTCACGGAAACGACCGAAGCAACGCCAAGTCCGAACTATCCAGAGCCGATAGTAAACTCAACACTCATTTCCATCACGGACGGGCAGGATACCAACTCCGCTGCCGTTGACCTCGCAGGACTGACCGATAGGGATGAGGTATATGTAAACATTAAAAGCACGAATATCTGGGATGAGGAGTGGGAACTTGGCGGATACTCGTCAACGGACGGAAGCAAGACAACCACGAACTTGACAATTCGCTGCAAAAACAAGATAGAGGTTGAGCCAAGCACCACATATTACCTTGTGTTGCCGGCAGGAGCGTGGATATACCTGTATGACGGGGACGAGGTCTATTCATCGCCATATATCGATAAATCTGGAAGCGGGACAATCACGACAAGGGCGAACACGAAATATATTACATTTCAATGCAAAATGGAATACGGCACTACCTACAACCACGACATCTCCATCTCCCTCGGCTCATCAGCAGTCCCCTATATGCCGCACGATACCATAGGCAAGGTGTGGCTGAAGCAACAGGTGGGGAGGAAAGACCTCGGCAACAATATGGCTTACACATACCAGAGCAGCGGCGACTATTTCCTCACATCAAGTCTAACAAACCGAAAGTACGGAGATGGACTTGGTGAACTGTGCGACTCCTATATCAATGTAGGCGATAAATCAGCCGTACAGATGGCATCCCAGCCGAGCGGAGTGATAGCACCTAACAACAACAACATCAACATCAAAATCAAGAACACGGGATATACAGACCCCACGGCGTTCAAGAACTCTCTATCTGGTGTTATGTTCTACTATCTCCTCGCCTCTCCCATCTGGTCAGACATCACCTCCACCGCAACAGGAGCCGCATTATTGGCTATGGAAACATACGAGGGCGACACCAATACTGCGGACTGTCTAAATGGGGATATTGATGTGAGATTTTGGAGGCAAGTTTAACCTATCGCTCCAGCCGACCTTATCGTACCAGGCCCTTATTGCTTGAACAAAACTAAACAGGAGGAACTGAACTATGATGATCAATGCTATATGGCTTTTAGCAGTCGTTCCCGCTTCCGCCCTGCTCGGCATACTCGTCCTGACGTTCGTGCTTATTGCGCACGGCGATCTTGGCGAGAAAACCGAACGGAAAGCAAGGAAGCACCGCAAACAGAAACATACCGAACCAGCCGAACCGTCCGAAACCGTTGAGCAGACCGCAACGGAAACGCACAATGCATCCAATTCGGTAGGTATGGTAGATTAAATCACTACACAGAATGAACGGCACGGCCGGACGCTACGAACCGGCCTGCCTTTCAAAATACTAACAGGAGGAAAAGAGCATGAAGATTGCACTTTCCAAAATCATCATTTCCATCCTCGTCGTGCTTTCTCTGATCTTCTTCGCTGTTGGGACAGTATTTCTGGTTAGGGCCGGCCAGCTCAATCGCGCTGCCGACGCTGCCAAAGATGCCGTACCGGCAGACGATAAGGTAGAGGAACCGGCAGAGACCGAACCGACCGTTGACGAACCCGTCGCAGAAGATCCTGCGGGGGAAGATCCCGGCGAAGTGGAAGAACCCGGCGAGACCGAGGAACCCGGTGAGACCGAGGAACCCGTAGAGGAACCGTCCGATTCCGATTATTCCGCCGAGATTGAAGCGGCCGTTGCGGACAAACTCGCCGCTCTGGCCGAGAAGGCACAGTACGAAGCAGAAGTCGCTCGCGCAGAAGCTGAAATCGCAGAAGCGAACGCAAACAAAGCTTACTCTGACGAACTGATTGCAAACGCCGAAGCTGAAGCCGCTGCCGCACAGGCAGAAGCCGCTCTGGCCGATGCAGAGAACCTGAAAGCCGTTGCCGAGGCCGCTAAAGCACTCGCACGGACTAATCAGGACGAGAAAGCTATTGCTGAAGCAGAAGCAGCAGAGACCGCCGCTCACCTCGCAGAAGCACAGGCAGCCGCTGATCTTGCACAGGCACAGGCAGACCTCGCCGTAGCTGAAGCAGACGAAGCAGCCGCTAACGCACGGATCGCTGAAGCGAACGCTCGGACGGCAGAAGCCAACGCAGAAGCCGCAGAAGCAGAAGCAGCAGCAGCCGAAGCAAACGCTGCCACCGCGCAGGCCGAAGCAGATGCAGCCGCTCTCAACCTTGAGATCGCTCTTGCACAGCTCGCAGCCCTGCAGGCACAGCTCGATGAACTGAACGGCGACTAACCTCGCAAACGGAGGAAGTCAATATGCCGTTTACAGACATCATCCTTTCAATCCTTCCCGGTCTTATCATGGTCGGGATCGCCTTTGCAACATTCGGTCTTATGTATGTTGCCAAGAAACCTATCATCGTCGTGTCCGGCTTGCTTATCAAAGCAAAGTCGAGCGGCGGTGAAACAGCTCGGAACTCCGTTGCAGGCATCCTCGGCTGCGAGTGCATCTCGGTCGGTATTCTCTGCACGACGGAATGGCTGTTCAATTACTCCATCTCTTTTTGGTGGGGAATTGCCGCCGGTTTCCTTGCTACCCTGATCTATCTGTTCGTTGAGAACATTCAGGACGCAAGCAAGAAGAAACTCGGTGAAGCCGTTGACGAGCTGTCTGACAATGCAATCAGCGCTGACGCCTTGAAAGCTTACATTGCCGAGGCGGTCAAGAACGCAGAGGAAGCGGACGGCGTTAAGCTTGACGATAAGGTCAAAGCGGTCGCCACCGCCGTAATCGGAGCGGTCACAACAAAAAACTGATTGCGGGAATAACGACTATTGCTCAAGCCGGAAAGCACGGCGTCAAACACTCTTTCCTATTCCTTGCGGCCTGTCTGGTGGACGTCACGATTGATTTGATCGCGTTCCTGTCCGCTCTGTTCGGCCATATAGGAGCGGCCATAGCGAAATGGTTTAAGACACCGTGGTAAAGGCAAGGCAAGCTTATTCCCATAAAAACAAAGGGCAGGGCATGGCGCTCTGTCCTTTCGTTATGGATATAAGAAAAGAGCCACCCATTGGCCGTGGATGACTCTGCGCCGCCGGGCAAAAACCAACAAAGACGGGCGGCTATAAAAAAGGAAGTGATACAGTCCGATAACAAACCACCATGCTATCGGCCTGCGGTTCAACTGTATTATACCATGCCGGGCGGTTGGAAATTATCGTTGTTTCTAAAATGTTTCAAAAAAATCTTGCCAGCTTGGTCAGATTCGTCTTGAAACAGATGTAACAGGCGGTAACAATAGACGGTAACAATAGAACAGGCCAAAATTATACTATACCAAGTATAATTGTTACAAGTAAGCCACAATAGCCACGCACAATAAACAGTTTTCAAGGCGTTATTGTGTAAAAATTGTTATAATTGCACAGGTAAATGCGACTGTTCGCTTTTCTCCCAGAAGAACGCAAAACCATTTATATTAAACGGTTTGCGAAATGCGCAAGTAACAGTAGAGTAACAATAGAATCACAAAAATTATATGATTTTTTATACTCGGCAGGGACGGTAACAATAGACCGCCTATACCGTTTATTCTGCTATATCTCGTCCGTTATTTTCCGTAAATCTTCCAAGCTGGTGTCCTGATAATAGACTGTCATACTCACGTCCGTGTGGCCCATAAGTTTCAATACGTCTGCGGCAGGAGCGTGCAGACCCTTTACAAGTGTTGCGAATGTATGCCTACATGAGTGCGGCGTTATCGTCCTGTTGCCATCCTTATCCCTGTAGGACACGCCTAAACGGTCCAGAAGCGCATAGAACCTTTCGCGGTATATTTTATCGGACAGCTTCTTTCCGTTCGCCACAGAGAAGATATAGGGGCCGTCGATGGCATTACCGGCAAACCACTCCACATACGGCCAGATTTTCGGACTGATTGTCACCATTCTGTTCTTGCCGGCCTCCGTTTTGGACCCGCCGATAAAGTAACGGTCTTTTGCGTACAGATCGCCTATGCGCAGGGCGAGCAGTTCACCCGGCCGGAAGCCAAGATAACAATGACAATATACGATTCGAGCCGTGACGTCAGTTTCGGCCAGCTTGCCTATCTTTTTCAAGACCGGCAGAGGTATTCCTGTTTTGGCAGGATCTTCTGTCGGCTTTAATTTTATGTATTGAGCATAATTTATGTTCCCCGGAACGTAGCCGCGCGGAACGGCCCATTTATACATAAGACCTGCAGCGACTTTCGCAAACTTTGGAATTGACTTTCCACATCTGGCGTTGTCAATGCAATATTGCAAGTCGTCTATGCCGATAGAGGCGAGGTCATAATTCTCGATCGGCGCAAAGACTTTCATAGCGTTGCGGTAGTTCACGGCAAGTGTCTTTGATATATCCGTTTCGTGAGAGGCCATAAACGCGTCAAAGGCCGCCTTGAACGTCATTCTCTTTTCTATGCCGTGCTTGGCTGCCACGACAGGCGGACACTTTTCGAGCGAATCTTTCAATAATTGCGGTGCATAGGCGAGTGCCTCCGTCTTTGTCGAAAAGCCCTGCTTGCATCTGCGCCGGAGCTTTCCGCCCATGCTATCTATGGTGACTATGACCTTCCAATTATTATTGCCTATCTTGATCGCCGTGCCGGTTCCGTTCGCTCTGGTCTTTCTTTTCTGCTCTTTAGGCATGGCCTGCCTCCATACCGCACGCGCGTGCCTCTATATCTTCAATAGGTTCACTACTGTCTAAATCACCATTTATGTAATGGGCGTATTCGTGCAGGAACGCATTGCGCTGCTGGACACGGGACAGTCTGTCATTGATATAGATGTTATAGAACCCGGCCGGGCCTTCCGTGATAAAGCCGTGTATGCTTCCGTGCATACTGATAAAGCGGACTTTATAGTTTCCGGCTTCTTCCTCGCTCAAGATCCGGACAGGCCGTAATGTACGATTCTTCTTGCCTTTCACGGATTGTCTCCGCCTTTCGATTCCCGGATGATCTCGAACATGGCAATGATCTTTTTAATCTCCTCCGGGCTGGCGTTCTTTGTCGCTTTGAACAGCATGCGCTTGGCCGGATCGTTATTAATCTCTTTTGCCATTTCGGCGGCTTCATCTGTGGCATACAGAGGTTCGTCCCGGCCGGAGACAAGATAGTCGACAGATACGCCGAAATATTGAGCTATCATGTCGAGACTTTTAGCAGTAGGCGTGGAGTCGTCCCTCAACCAGCCATACGCCGTATTGATGGAAATGCCGAGGTCTTTCGCCATCTTATACGCGCTTGTGCCATTCTTATTCAGCAAATTAACCAAATTGTCCTTAAACATTTTGTACCATTCCTCCAAACTTTCAGTTTTCAGCAATATCGCCTTGACTTGTTGCGTAACAAATGATACAATTGGGATACAACAGAGAGAGGTTTGCAGTTCGCTCTGATACAACAGCCCGGTTGTGCAAGAATCGGGCTGCCATTAAGCCGTATTTTGTTACACTTGTTACAATGGGACAACATTATACCAATTTACTGAAAGCCTGTCAACCCCTTTCTGAAAAATAATGTTGGCAAGGAGGAAATGCCGATGGTTAAGAGAATAGCCGGTCTGTCCGTTCAGGACGTTGCAGACAGATATGGCGTAACGAGAGTGACCGTGTGGCGCTGGATCAAGGAAGGAAAGCTCCGCGCCAACAGGTTAGTTAGGTCGTACCGCGTAACAGAGGAGCAGATCCGCGACTTTGAACACAGGTACGCAAGATTGCCAGATTAAAGGAGGAAATGGAAATGGCAGGAATCAACACAGGCGACAAATTGGAGCGCCTGACAGGAAAGGAACGCCTCGGCGCGCACAGAGATTCTGAATATCTCGGCACAGAGGACATCGACCCCGGCACAGAGCCGGTTTTAACGATCGAAGGCATCTGGTGGGGCAAAGTCACCACGGCCAGAGGCAAAGAGGACAAGGACGTCATCTCGTTCGTGGAAGATACTGTTCCGGGCATATACAACGTCCGCCCGTGGATAGTCAACAGCACGAACAGGAAGGCGCTGAAGAAGCTGTATAAGTCCGTGACGGCAGATGTGCTGCAGGGCAAGAGAATACAGCTCTATGTAGACCACAACGTAAGAGATCCGGAAACAGGCGGCAAGACGGACGGCATCCGTATAAGACCTATCGTTCCGGCTGCTCCGGCCGCAAAGGAGGCGCCCGTTTGCGAGGCGTGCAAGAAACCCGTCACAGGATCTCACGGCATGACCGCAGAGCAGGTGGCGGCATACACGCTGAAGAAATACCAGCACGTTATGTGTGCCGAGTGCGCTGAACGGATCAACAATGCCAAGAAAGAGAACGAGGCCATGCCGGAAAGCCCGGTTGCTCCGTCCGTTGAGACCGTAGTCGAACAGGCCTATGAGGAGGCAACCAATGAGTAAGTGGAAGCTGACCAAAGCGAACTACTACCAAGACAGGTACTATTGGACCGCTTCCCTCGCCAAGACCTTCTTCGACTGCCCGGACAGAGCCGTTGCCGATTGGCACAACAAGCACAGTCAGAAGATGACGCCGGCGCTCATGATCGGCTCATACGTCGACGCCTATCTGGACGGCAAGAGAGCGCTCAATGCGTTCTGCAAGGATCATCCGGAGATATTCAATTCCCGTACAGGCGAACTGAAAGCGGACTACCTGCAGGCGAACGAGATGGTCGCACGGGCAAAGCAGAGCCGGACGTTCATGTCGTACCTGACAGGGTACAGACAGAAAATCTTTACAGGCACGATCGCAGGCGTTCCGTTCAAGTGCAAGTGCGACTTTTGGCACAAGGATAAGTTCATCTGCGACCTTAAGACAGCTAAAGATTTCGAGCCACTTTATCGTGAAGGAGAAGGACGGCTTTCTTTCATCGAGTATTGGCGCTGGCCGTTGCAGGGCGCGATCTATCAGGAACTGTGCTACCAAGCAACGGGACACCGCCTGCCATTCTATCTCGCAATCATAAGCAAACAGGACCCGCCTGCGTTGAAGCTCGTTCAGGTAAGTCAGCATATGCTCGATACCGAACTGCGCATCCTCGCCGAGAAGCTGCCGCTCTGGGACGCCATGATGAAAGGCGTTGTCGAGCCGGATCGCTGCGAGCTGTGCGATTGGTGCAGGCAGACAAAAGTTATCGATGAACCGGAGGTTATGGACTATGACGGAGCAGAATGAAAAGAAAGTCAAAACGCTATACGAACAGTTTGAATCATTCTCGGACGAGTACAAACTGGGCCATCCTCTTGTGTTCAATTACGTGGAGAGAGTAAACACGGAAATGGTACTTTGGTATCAACCGAAAGAGGTACTCAACCCAGAAACGATCGCAAGCGTCGATTCGGAAGGTAGATGGATGAACGTCAACGAAAAGGCCGGTCTTGGCGAAGGCAAAAAGCTTGTGTGTCTCACGACCGGCTGGACAAAAACGGGAAAGAAGATACTCATAGACAGGTACGGAACAGCGGCAACGCTTGACATGTTCGTACGGAAAGGAAAGACGCAAGAATGAACAGCGCAACATTTTGCGGCCGGCTGACAAAGGACACGGAGATTCAGACAGTCGGCTCCGGCATAGAGGTCGTCAAGTTCGGCCTTGCCTTTGACAGAGGCATTAAGGACAAGAAAAAGACCTGTTTCGTCAATATGACAGCGTTCGGAAAGACGGCCGTGCTGATCAATACCTATTTTCACAAGGGAGACGGCATTATCCTTGACGCAGACGTGGACGTCGACAAATACACGGACAAGGACGGCAAGGAGCGGTCAAGCGTGAACTTTATCGTCACGAACGTCACGTTCCCGCCCAGCAAGAAAGGCCCGGCTCCGGCAGAGGCCAAACCGGACGGCCTTATCGAAATGAAGGCAGACGAAGATTTACCGTTTTGAGAGGTAAGCCATGAAAGACAAAATAACCGGCAATGATATTTTCATCGTCGTAGACAGCAGGGAGAAGCCAAGAGCGACCGCCAAGATCCTGAAAAGCTTTGAACTGTCCGGAATCAAGTATATATCTTCAAAGCTTCCCTATGGGGACTATATGAGCTATGACAACCCGCGCCTCGTTATCGACCGCAAGCAGAATCTTGCGGAGATATGCAAGAACGTAGTGCAGGATCATAAGCGGTTCATAGCCGAGATAGAGGGAGCGTACTCGCACGGCATCAAGCTTGTGTTCTTAATCGAGCACAGCAGGAATGTTACGTGCCTCGAGGACGTCGCGTTCTGGAAAAACCCAAGATTGCGCGAGTCGCCGATGGCTGTATCAGGCGAGAGACTATACAAGATTCTGTCCTGTCTGCGCGATAAGTACGGCGTGCAGTTCGTTTTCTGCGACAAGTTCCGTACAGGAAAGGTCATTGCCGGTATTTTGGCGGCGAGAAGCACGGAGGAATATGTATGAGAGTAAAGGTAAACACTTGCAGCGTATGTACTCGTCCGGGACATCTCTGGGAATGTGCCGGCTGCCCGGATAGGAAAGATGTTTACATTATGGCCTGCGATGCCTGCCACAAGCGGAAGGACACGCTGTACGTCTACAACGGAACGGAGCTGTGCCGAGAGTGCCTTGTCAAGACGTTGCTTGCCGAGGACGTAATCGACATTAAGGAGGCAAACTATGACAATATTTGAAGTCGCTTTAATAGCCGAAACGGGAATGGCGTTCATACTGATCGTCGCCATTGTCTTTCTGATCTGCAAGGGGAGGGACAAGAAATGACAGACCGCGAGATCGACAACATGCTCAATCCCGTGCGGAGAGGTCCCGGCAGACCGCGCATCTACACACCGGAGGAGAAACGGGCGAAACGAGCGGAGTATTACCGGGAATACAGGGCCAAGAACAGAGAGGCCTATAACGAGTATTACAGGGAATACTACAGCAAGAACCGAGTGAGAATAAACGAGAATCACGAACGGTCACGGAAAAGAAGGGTATTAAATGAGAACAAAAATGGTAACGGAACAGGAACTGCTGAACAGGCAGGAACAGCTTGAGAACAAGCGAGACCAATATAATATTTCGGAGAATCTCGCGCCGGAGCAACGCCTCGCAAACGCGATAGTCGAAAGGGCGGCGTTCGATCTTGCGCAGAGCATAGTGGAGATGAACGTGGACGAATACCGCGACTGCATGCGGCTCTTCGAGTCGCCGTACTACTCGATCTTGACGAACCTGCCTGCAGAGGCAATAACGGACAAGATAGTCAGAGGCGCGAACGAGTTTATCCGGCTGGCCGATAACGCATACAGACATGAGAAACGGTCTGTCCGGAACAAGCACGGAGACATAAAGGCCGGGACGCATGTAGGGCGCTGTCCTATCTGCGGCAATCATATTTACGCCTTTGATACACGGTTGAACGTCAAGTACGGCAAGAAGCCGGACGGCAAGCAATATATGTCAGCGGCGGTCTATGGTGTGAAAGTGTACTGCAACAGATGCAATGTTATCCGGCGGTACGAAGAAAAGCTGGTCGAGTATGACATGGACGGCAATGAAACGAGCGCCGTGGACATCAAAGCATGGCGCGAGAAGAAGAAGGACGAAGCGCTCATGAGTGTTCGAAACAGTCAGGGCAAGATGGTCACAAGGGTAGATTTTGAGAAAGCGAGGCGCGCGGCAGAATATGTTTCAAGACAGGGTGCGCCGGGACGTAGCGGCGGAAATTAAAGACAGGGTAAGCATTACCGACGCAATCAATATGTACTGCGTCCTGCCGAAACGGATCGGAGCAAAGTTCCGTATGGCCTGCCCGTTGCATAACGGAAAGGACGCGAACTTTTCCGTTGACACGCGCCGGGACACGTTTAACTGTTTCGTATGCGGCCAGCACGGAGACATTTTCACGCTCGTCATGGGCCTGTTCGGCATTGACTTTCCTTCAGCCGTTCGGAAGCTCAACAAGGACTTTAACCTGTCATTGCCTATTGACAGAAAGGCAACGGACGAGGAACTGTTCCACGCATTGCAGAAGGACAACGAACGCCGCGAATGGAAGAAAGCTATGCAGGCCGCAGACGACGCCTATGTGGCTGCGTTCGAGGCCTTGATAGACGCAGAGATCAAGAGAGACAGGACGGCTCCGGTCAACCCGGACGGAACGATGTCAGCGGAATGGGTGGCTGCCGTAAGTGATGAGATGTACTACCGCTACGCAATGGAGCAGGCGGAAGTGGAAAGGGGAAGGTTATTGCATGCAAAATGACATAGCCGAACGGGCAAACAGGATCGTCGCAGAGATCAACAGGAAGTGCGACGACAACCATGACAACCCGTGGCGGCAAGATAGGTGGCAGGCCCACGAGAACGGCGTCTACCGGGACAAAAAGCCCCGTACGGCATGCAATCATCTGATCGTGCCGATAGGGACGTACCTGAACATTGACACAGGCGACACCAAATATGAAGTCGCCTATACAAATAATCACTCACGGCGCTGGCGGAGCATTATGGTGGATGCGAGTACATTGTTGACAGCCAGCAAGGTAACATCACTCACGGACAAGGGCATAGTCATTACAAGCAATCTGTCAAAGGCGTTCGTGGACTACATGGAAAGCGTAATCAACGAGGTGGACATACCGTTATATGACAGCGTGTCTACTGTCGGCTGGACGGAAGGCAACGAACAGTTCGTGCCGTATGCGGACGACATAGTCTTTGACAGCGCATCGGAAAACGCCCAGACGTACAAGTCATTCGAGCAAGTCGGCGACCTGAAAGAATGGGCAGAGCGATTACGGCCTATCCGGAACAGAGCATTGCCTATACGGCTTGCGATGGGAGCGAGTTTTGCAGCGCCATTGGTAAGCTTGACAGGCCAGAACAGTTTTATATTCAACATGCGAGGCATAAGCGAGTCCGGCAAGACAGTTACGATGATGCTGGCCGCGTCGATATGGGGCAACCCGAATCAAGGTAAGCTTGTTAAGTCGATGGATATGACCCGAAACAGCATGCTGGCGTATTCGGCGTTTCTGAAAAATCTGCCTTTCTTCGGAGATGAATTGCAGACGATCAAGAAAAAGTACGGTGTCGGCTATGACGATATAATCATGAGCTTGACCGAAGGCATTGAACGTGGACGGCTCGGATCGAACAGCCGTATGAACAACATGCGGTCATGGTCAACGTCTTTCCTGTTCTGCGGCGAGGACAGTTTAACGCAGTCTTTCTCCGGAGGCGGCGCAAAGAACAGAGTGATCGATTGCGAACTGACAGAGAAGTTATTTCCGGACCGCAATGAAGGAAATGAAATCAGCAATTTCGTCCGGGAGAATCACGGCGGTGCAGGCCGAGCGTACATAGAGCATCTGCTTGAACGGCTAAAATTAAACCCTTCGTATGTCAAGGACATATACAAGCGGTACTTTTCTATGGTCATGGAACAGACCGACACCACGGACAAGCAGGCAGGTGCTATGGCGTTGATACTGACAGGCGATCTCATTGCGAACGAGGTATTCTGGAAAGATCGGCCGTTGACAGCTCAAGAGGTTCATCCGTACGTGCTGTCCGCAGAAGATGTTTCCGTGGCGAACAGATCATATAGGTATCTTGTCAGCAGAATAGCGGCGAATACACAGCGTTTCGGCATACTGAAAGGGCAGGAAGTCGAATATCCGAACGGAGAAGTCTGGGGTAAGCGAGAGGACAATCTTGTCCTGATGAACAAAGCCATTGCCGAGAAAGTCTTGGCGGAAGGCAATTTCGATTTCGAGGCGGTCAAGCAGGAATGGTCGAGGCGAGGTTACTTGCAGGCCAGCAACAGACACCTCGTTACGAAACGGAAAATCTATAACGCCACGGTCGAGTGCATAGCAATAGTGACAGATCCCGAACAACCCGAACAGGAAGGAGGAAGCAAGGATGCCAAGACCAAAGGAAATTGAAGACAAGAAAGCGTACATGCGCGAGTATATGCGGCAGAGACGCGCCAAGCAGAACAGCCGGAGAATAGACAGTCCGAACAAGTATATGAAGCAGCTTGAGGAAAAGATCGCTGGCTCGGACGATGACAACGGCTCCGAATCTTCTGCCCTTCCTGCGAATTTCAAGCCGAGAAGTCCGTCCGCAAAGAGATTCGAGTCATGGACGGAACGGAAAGCGGCTGAAGCGGAAGCAGAGGCACAGAAGTCAAGGAACATCCTGCAGCTGTCCGTGGCCATGAACGAGCTGCCGAAGATTGATGCCAAAGATCCTGCCGCCGTTGCGGATCGCGGCCTTATCTATCTGCAGATATGCGACAAAATGCAGTTAAAGCCGACCGTTGCAGGCCTTGCTATTGCGTACGGACTGACCAGAGTGACGCTGCTACGAATTGTAACAGGCGAAAACTCATGGGACCCGGACGCACGGGCCGAGATGTGCCGCATGTATAACGTCATTGTGAGCGTCACAGAGTCATACGTTCTGGAAGGCAAGAACCCTATCGGCGGCATGTTCTTAATGCGTAACAACATGGGCTATCAGAACGAGGACAAGCCGATGGCCGTACACGAAGAAGAACGGCAGGATGTTGAGAGCATCATGGACAAGTATAAAGACTTGCCGGAGGAGTGAGCATGGAAAATCGGTGCGTTGCCTGCGGTGAAGTCGTGCCGGAAGGAAGAATGATATGCCCGGCATGTGAGGATAAAGAAAGACAAATCATTATGGAGGTAAAGGAAAGTGGAAATGAAATGCAAAAGAGAGCAGCCGATAGACCTGCGCTTTGCAGAGTGTCCCGGAAACATTACAAAGATGACCGGAACGGCAAACGAAGAAGAAGTCAGGCATTGCGTTGAAGCGGCTATGTCGTGGCTGTCCGAAGGTGATAAGAACGAATATTCAGCTATACTCGGCGTGCTGCTGATAAATTATGTGGAGAAGTTCGGTGAACAGATGTATGAGTGCCTGCTCGAGACCGTGGTGAGCAGGTGGGAGGCGGAGAAAAGAAAATGATCCATCTGGGAGACATAACAAAGATAAAGGGATCGGAAGCGCCTGAAGCAGACATCGTCACGGGCGGTTCACCCTGTCAGGACCTTTCCGTTGCAGGAAAGAGAGCAGGCCTTGCCGGTGAGCGTTCCGGCTTATTTATGGAACAAATAAGAGTGATTAAGGAGATGAGAGAGCATTATGCCAGAATACATCCAGATGTCGATAGAGGACATATTAAACCCCGGTTCATGGTGTGGGAAAACGTCCCCGGAGCGCTGTCGTCAAACGAAGGAGAAGATTTCAGGGCAGTCCTTGAAGAAACCGCAAAAGTGGTCGACAAAGACGCCGTTATTCCTCGACTTGAGAACGGCAACAAATGGAGCTACAGCGGATGCGTCATGGGAACCGGCTGGAGCATTGCTTGGCGAGTTCACGACGCACAGTTTTGGGGAGTCCCCCAGCGTCGCCGCAGAATCGCACTTGTCGCAGATTTTGGAGGACAATCCGCCCCGGAAATACTGTTTGAGCGCGAAAGCATGCAGAGGAATACTGAACAGGGCGAATAAGAGAGGAAAGGAATTGCCGGAATTGCTCAAACAGGCATTGGAGCAGCAGGCAAGTCAGGCAGAGTCGCGCCCTTTTGCGGAGATTTAGCGGCGGCCATTGGAGTAGATATATACAACCTACAGATAGACGGAGATGTAGGATGCTCCGTAACGGCTGCTGCAGGGGGGGTACGGCAAGTGGACCTAAAGTCATGTATTTCCGCAACACTCAAAATTAGGGGGGGCGTGGAGAGAGACCGCTACGGCAAGAAAGCCGGGAAAGGCCCGCTCGTTCAATGGGAATTGAGCGGTACGCTCGGAGTGGTTCAAGATCAGACGTTGATAGTTTGTTATGAAGGCAAGAACATACAGAAAAACGGCTCATCCAAGTCATAAGGGGGGGTACAGGGATGGAAGGAAACAACCGTTGCGGACACTCTAAATGTGTTCGACAACACGGAAACGCGAACAGCCATACTGATCGTACAGGTGAGGCCGATAAGGTCTGCTACGCAATAAGCCCGTACGCATCTAACTGTATGCTTTCGGACAATCCCCGTTCCGGCATATACGAAGCCGATACCGCACGGACACTCGACAACAACGGCGGCAACCCGGCATGCAATCAGGGGGGGGTTGATGATAGTGGAGAAGGTTAAAAAGTCTGCTATCGGCGTCGATAT